GGCGTTATCCTTGACTATATCAATCTTTGATTATGTCCGGTCGCGGCAGGGCCGCCCTTCTGGGGGCTATCGGCGGCGTTACGTGGGTGTGTGCAGCACCCACGTGGATTACGGCAATCCTGGTGGCGTTGTCCGCCCTCGTACTCTGGCGGGGGTGGGCTAGCGAGGTTGATGAGACCCGGGCTCGGGAGGTTATTCGTGCTTTGGATGCCTACCAAGGGTCCAGCGGGTGTCTCTCTGCCATTGCTTGCGAAGTGGCTTTTGCGGCCCGTAGCAAGTATGGCTTGTTGCGTGACAACAAGGCCAACCGAATGGTGATCGGTGCCTTTGTCCGCGATTACCTCGTGATTAGTAAGCCAGACCTTAGAGTGGTTGATCGTGTGCGGCACACCCCGATGGCAATCGAGGCGTGTTTCATCCCCCTCGAGGAAGATATTCTGGCGTACCGTGTCCGTCGCACCCACACGCGCTGTGCTCGTGTGGCTGAGGTGGGCCCAGGTATAGGCTGCTAGGGGTTCCCAGTGGTGGTTCCGGGTGTGGAAACGGCTGTGGTGTACAGCCGCGTTCCAGGAGTGAAGATCCGGAGATTCACCATTGGGGTAGCCCAGAGGGTTGTGCGCATTGTGGCGGGCATTGGGACTGGTGTCCGCTATGGTGTGCACAACAATTCATTGAACAACTTGGTGCGTGGAGTGGCGGAGCGGGTTCTGTACAAACCCACCGCCCGGGGCCTGGCCAGGCCCCCCGGACCGGTTGACGGAGTGTTCCGTAGGCGTCTCGCTACTGTTCGCAGTAGGCTCTTACGTCAGTTGTCCCCGACCCCCATTGTAGCTTTGGAGGAATATCCTCAGCTGTACACTGGGCGCAAACAACTGGTGTATGAGCGGGCAGTCACTAACCTTCTAGCCCGGGGGTTTATTCGTGACGACGCAGACGTGAGCGCATTCGTCAAGGCTGAGAAGATCAACTTCACGGCCAAGCCGGACCCGGCCCCACGCGTCATACAGCCACGCGCTCCTGAGTACAACGCCATGGTTGGGCGTTACTTGAAGCCTTTTGAGAAGGAGTTGTTCCGGGGGTTTAGGCGTGCGTTTGGGTATCCTGTGGTGCTGAAGGGTATGAATGCGGACGGTGTGGCTTCGGAGCTCCGGAAGTCCTGGGACTGCTTTGAGCGCCCTGTGGCCGTGGGATTGGATGCTAG